TCGTTGGGGAGCTATGCCACGGATCAGTCGTACCGTGCCAATATCGCTATAATGCATAACAAGATGAGTGGTGGAGTTGCAACACCAACATCACCCGCACCCGCAGCACCAGCAGCAGGAGCACCGGCACCAGACTCGTGGGAGGAACGCCGACGCAAGGCACAGGAACTTATCATCACACCATCACCGATAAAGGATGAGATTAAGGACAAACAGGCGAGTCTTGGTGCTGGCGCATTCCTTGCCAGCAGGTTCGGCACAGGTGATCCACTCACCTCTGCCAACCTATCAGCGGCGAACAACAACAACGTTAACATGGCTCAGAACACGACTATCACAGTGAACGGCGCTACCGATCCACACGTTGCGGCTGAGACGATATCTCGCAGACAGGAAGGTATCAACACCAATCTGGTCCGTAACATGAGGGGCGCTATCCGATGAGCCAAGCACTGAGCGTTCTCAACAATGTTCGCGGCGGCGTCAACCTATTCACGGGGTTGGCGCAAGGTGGCATACTCAGTCAGTTTGCCAGTCCACTGCTCAACGGCATCAACATACCGGGCTTTGGTCCGATCCTCATCAAGCGGTCGCGATCCATCGACAAGATCATCCCGAACGTGGTGGTCGAGGAGATGCACCGCGATAGACTAAGTATCACATCGCATCCGGTCGAGATAGGCGCTGCCATCACCGATCACGCGTTCAAGGAGCCACGCGAGTTGGTGATGCGGTGTGGCTGGTCGAACAGCACAGGTGGCTACGAGTCCTTCATTCAGAACACGTACACCACGTTGCTCAATTTGCAGTTGGAGCGGCGTCCGTTCGCTGTCTCGACCGGCAAGCGTCAGTATAATAATATGCTAATTGCGGATATCACCGTCACCACCGACGCGGCGTCCGAATACATCCTGATGGCGACGGTGCAGTTGCAGGAGGTGATCCTTGTCAGGCTGACGACCATTCGTCAGGACCCAGGACAGCAAGCCGATCCATCCAAGACACAGGCACCAGGTAAGACAGGCACGAAGATACCGGACACCACCGGCAAAAGCATCTCAGAAACGGTGGGCAATCCGAATGCGCCACCACCTGTGAGCAGTGCAGATTTTGCACCACCGGGTGGCGGCACTGGACCCAAAGAGGCATTTGGTCCGCCACAGGCGCCGCTGTCGCCCACGCAGCCGGGTGGTTTGGATGACTTCGGCAGACCCATCCCGACGATATGGAACAATACAGATGTTCAGACACCAACACCGACACAGCCGATGGCGTCACCACCAACACCTACCAATCTGAACACGAATCCGAATGGCATTCCTGTGCCCACCACAAGTGGACCAAGCTTCCCGCCGCCAGCCAATCTCAATCCAAATCCTGGTGGGATACCTGTGCCATGACTATTGTCTATCACGAGATAGCCGTTACGCCATCGACACCACAAGTATTCAGCACAACGTTGTCCGGTGTGAGTTACACCTTTCGTATGCTGTGGCGCGACAACGATGAAGCTGGGTGGGTGTTGGATATCTTCGACATACAAGGCGAACCGCTGGTGTGTGGCATAGCTGTCATTACCGGCTTCGATTTGCTGATGCCTTACAAGTATCTTGGCTTCACTGGTTGCTTGGTGGTGTTGACCGATGGCGATCAGTATGCGCCGCCGACATTCGAGAGCCTTGGTGACAGTTCGCACCTCTACTACGTGACAGGTCCGTGATATGGTCTACCAGTACCTGCGGAAATGCAGCCTCATCGTATCGGATGGTAGCGATGGCATCGAACTATCCGAGATGCATATCCGGTTCACGGTCTACCACGCGACAATACAGACACCAAACACGCTGCAAGCACGCGTCTATAACCTGAGTCCCGCGACAATGAATCGCATTTGCAAGGAGTACACACAGGTCTACCTTAAAGCTGGGTACTCCAACTGGTCCGGTGAGATATTCGATACCATCTTTGCGGGCTATATCATATGGGCGAAGAAGGGGCGGGAGAGTCCAACTGATACGTACCTGGAAATCAATGCCGCAGACGGTGATTTCGGTTACACCTATGCCAAGATGACTGGCTCGCTCGCGGCAGGTCATACGAACAAAGACATCAAGAAGATGGTCGACAGGTCCTTCAAGGAACTCAAGGTGGATAAGGGACATGAAGCTGAGATGCCTGAGACGAAGTATCCTCGTGGACGTGTGCTGTATGGCATGACGCGTGACATTGCGCGGAATCTCGCGCAGACCACTGGTCATACATGGAGCATTCAGGAAGGCAAATACACGACGGTGAAGCTTGACTCTGTGTTGCCAGACGAAGAGATCGTGCTGCGTGCCGACACCGGGCTGATAGGGATGCCACAGCAGACGGCGGACGGTGTGATAGCCAAGTCGCTGCTCAGTCCATACCTCGTACCCAACCGCAAAGTATTCATTGACAACAAGAGCGTGCAGACATTTGCATTCCCCAGCCCGCCAACAGGGGATAGCATGGTTCAGTTCTGGAAGGAGTCAACTGCGGCACAATCTGCTGATGGACACTATAAAGTGCTTGCCGTCGATCATACGGGTGATACGCGTGGCAATCAATGGTACAGCGATATGTGGCTTATTATGCTGAATGGCCCACGACCCACTTCTGATACATCACTACAGATGCAAGTGGGACCAGAGGGACCACCACAGCCACAGCCTATCCTCACCACCGAGCCCGGCAACGCAAACATAAAGGCACAGCCACAAACATCCAACAAGCCGATCAACTTGGCACCAGGAGCGCGTTGACATGGATTTCCGCGAACGCTTCTATGACCAAGAAGAGACGATGCGCACGTCGATGGATGGCAGGCTGGCGAATCTATGGACCACGATGCCCGGTATCGTCACCAAGGTCAATCTCAAGCAGCAGACGGTCGAGGTGCAGCCGGCGATTCAAGGCTCACATGCGGAACCGAATGGCGTTGTCAAGTACGTCAACATGCCGGTGGTGCCTGACGTGCCTATCATGTTTCCGTCAGGTGGTGGCTTCACGCTTACATTCCCGGTCAAGCCCGGCGATCATGTGTTGCTGCATTTCGCATCGCGCTGCATAGATGGATGGTGGGACAGCGGCAAGGTCGCGCCACCGATGGACAAGCGGATGCACGATCTATCCGATGCATTCGCCACAGTGGGTCCGCGTCCGAAGGGCAACGTGCCGGCAGAGATACACGGCGACAATCCGACGCTGCGCAGCGACGATGGCAAGCTGGTGCTGGAACTGGATGGCAAGAACGGCAAGATCAACATCGTCGCGAACGAAGGCATCACGCTCACCGCCAAGACGGTCAACATCACGGCGAGCGAGAAGGTGCACATGGAGACACAGTTGTTGGAAGTCTCCGGTGAAATCACATCACAGCAACGCGGCGTGTCACTCGGCACACACGCTCACGAAGATGTGGCAGCCGGCACCGCTCACTCAGGTCAACCAGTGTCAGGAACCACGATATGAGTGACAGCACTCTGATCGCCTCATTGCCGGCACCGCCAGCACCATACGTAGACGCGACGGGCATTCACGCGCCGGTGTTTGATGACTATCTCTCATACCTAGTCAACAGCCTTCAACTGATCTATGGCGCCGATATCTATCTGGAGAACGACTCAAAGGATGGACAGGAGTTGGGCATCTTCGCTCTGGTGCTGTCCACGCAGGCGGCGGCGTGTGTGGCGGCATACAATTCCTTCTCGCCATCGGGGGCGCAAGGCACCGGACTGTCAACCAATGTCAAGATCAACGGCATGGTGCGCAAGGCGCCGACGTACAGCAACGTCGACGTGCGGATCGTGGGTGTCACTGGCACACAGATATTCGACGGCATCGTGAGCGACGGATCGAACAAATGGAACCTGCCGGCTCTTGTGACGCTGCCAGACAACGGAGAAATCACTGTCACCGCCACGGCTGACGAACTCGGCAATGTGATGGCGGAACCGAATAGCATCACAACCATCGAGACGCCAACAGCAGGTTGGCAGACGGTGAGCAATCCGACGCTGGCAGCGGTGGGGCAGCCGGTCGAGTCAGATGCATTCCTGAGACGCAGACAGCAAGTGTCCACCGCGCTGCCATCTGTGGTGATCCTCGACGGTATCATTGGCGGCATCGCATCGCTGCCGGGTGTCAACCGCATTCGAGCCTATGAGAACGATACCAGCGTAACCGACAGCAACGGCATCCCGCCTCATCACATCGCGATGGTGATCGAGGGTGGTGACGACACCTCCATTGCCACCACCATTGCCACGAAGAAGACGCCTGGTGCTGGTACGTATGGCACGACAGCGATCACGGTGATGGACGCATACGGTGTTCCGCATACCATCCGCTTCTTCCGTCCGACGTATGTGATGATAACGGCAATCGTCACCATTCACAATCTGGTCGGATACACGACACAGGTTGGACAAGCCATCATCAATGCGGTGATCGCCGCTATCAACGGCACACGGATCGGTGATGATGTGCTGTACACACGGCTTTATGTGCCGGCGCAGTTGGTCGGACAATATGCCAAGCCGCTCAACCTCAACGACCCAGGCACGTTTGAACTCATCTCGGTCAAGATAGCGCGGGGTGCTGTCACGCCAGTCACAGCCGATATCGACATCGCATACACCGAGGCGGCTATGTGCGATACATCTCATATAACGTTGACGGTGGTGTGATGAGCACAGTCTATCCGCTCGCCAAGCAGGACTTCGAGATTGGCATCCTCGATATCATGGGCAATCCGGTCAGGATCGCTTTGTGCAGCGGCGTCTATGTCTACAACGCAGCACACAAGTTCCGATCCAGCCTCGCGGGCGTCCTTGCCACGTCGGACGTGCTCATAAACAAGAGCAATGACAACGGCACCTTCCGTGCAGCCAACATCACGCTTCCGCTCGTGGCGGATGGCGATATCATACAGTTCGTGATCGGCTACATCGACCTTGGTGGTCCGTCTGTGGATCGTCTGGTCTGGATGGAGGATGGACTCACGTCACCCACCAATGGCGCCGATGTGGTTGTGCACTTCAACTCGGGTCCGTCGGGCATCTTCACACTCTGACAAGGAACCTAACATGGTTGCCTTCACTGATATGTCGGCGAGGAATGCGCTCGACGCGCTGATAGGCTCGTATCCGTACCTTGCGCTGTTCACCACGGTTGGCATCGACGCTGGCACGTCATTCGTCGAAGCAGCATACACGGGTTATGCACGCGTTACCACAGTGGGTTTGTGGTCGGCTGCTGCTGGATCGACGCCAGCCACCAAGACAAACAATGCCACGATCACATTCGCCACCACCGGCTCGACCGGACTGGATGTGATCGGCTGGGGTTTGTATGATGCACTCACCGCCGGCAATCTTGGCTTCTGGGAATACCTCGGCAACTATGATTGGAAGCCAATCACATACAGTGCCACCACGCCATCGCTGCTCACGCAGCCAGCGCATGGCTATGTCAACACGGATAAGCTGGTTGCCACAAGTGAGTTCGGTGTGGTAGGTCCGATTGCAATGTCGGGCTTGCAGACAGTGGCAAACGCCACAGCAGACACCTTCAATCTCACGGGCGTCAACTCAACAGGCACTGGAAGCCTGATGATGCGCAAGGTGGTGCCACAAGGCATCGTCGCTGGGCTGTCGATTCGGTTCACCGCAGGGCAGTTGATTATCAAGCTATGACATTCCCCTCCGGCTACACACTCGACGCTGATTTCACTCAGGGGTCGATTCCCGCTGGGTGGACATTCACGCGCGGATCGGTGGCAACCGATGGCTTCTACACCGATGCGGTAGGATCGGGTTACAACAGCTTTGCTATCAACGTGCCGCGTCTGTCGTCTGCTGGCTTGCTGTTCGAGGCATCCGCGCATGGAATATACCTGACCAACTCCACTGCGCCGGCAACACAGGTCTCTGGGGCGCTTGCTATCACGAGTCACGTGTTGTGGGTTATCGGTACTGGTAGCGCCACGGTCACTGCGGGTACAGCAGCAATAACTGGTGGTGGCACAGCCACACAAGGCAATCCGGTTAACTTCACCACCACGACAACCGGCAACGTCAATGTCACAGTCACTGGCTCGCTCAATCGGTTTCAGTTGGAGCGTGTGTATCCAGGCACGTTCTTTGATTCATCCATTGCATTCAACCGTGCGGTGGATGTGTGCACGATACCGACAGGTGCGTGGTATAATCCGGCTGGCGGCACATTCGTGGTTGAGATGTCGTTCCCCTACACAAACTTGCCGAGTTTCACGACGAGTCTGGCTGCTATTGACGACACCACTGTCAGCAACAGAATCCTGTTTGGTATCTCAGGCGCGGGGTTTCCACAGGCTATCGTCACGACAGGCGGTGTGCAACAGTTTTCGGCGACTTTGGCTACGATAGCAACAGCCAATGCACCTCAGCGATACATTGTAAGGTTTTCTGCTGGCACCAATCGTGCCGCTTTCAATGGTGTGTTTTCCGGCACAGAGCAGGGCGGCAAGACGATGCCGACTGTCACCAGGTTGGGCATCGGCGCTCCTGGTTCGTTTGCATCGCCTTTCTATATCAGGCGCGTGCTGTACACGCCGGTGTTGCTCAGTGACAGCGATCTGCTCGACGGCTCATCGTATCCGCCTATTGGCAGACCGCTCGCCACAGGCGGTGGTATCTATTCGGCACGCGGTATCGCAGACCTTCCATCGCCACAGGTAAACATTCGGGCAATCGGACGTGGTTGGGGTGCTGGCACGCTCACGACGGACGTCAACCTGTTTATGCAGGGCATCCCGTCAGTCAGCGAAGTTGGCAGGTCCACACTCGGTGTTGGCTTGCCACCGTCAGGTCTTCCTGTTGACACGACGTACCCCACGTTCCCCGGCTTCAAGTCAGTTGACACCGGCGAATACATTGATCGGATACCGCGCTGGAATCGCGGACATGAAAAGTTCGTCGCTGAGGTGTATGCTCTCGTCGCACCCGGCGCCGCGCTGAAAGCCTTCAACGATGAGATGCGGACGCTGTTCGATGTCACGACAGCGGAAGGCGTGCAGCTAGACAAGATCGGTGAATGGATCGGTCTGTCACGTCGCATTCAGGCGCCGCTGTCCGGCATCTACTTCAGTTGGGACACCGAAGGGCTTGGCTGGGATCAAGGTGTGTGGCTTGGTCCGTTCGATCCGGTGGAAGGCTTGGTGTCACTCGACGATCCGACATATCGTGTGATGCTGCTTGCCAAGATCGCGTCGAATCAGTGGGACGGCACGCTTGAGATGGCACGCCGCGCATTGCAGACGATTGTCGATCTGGCGGGCAGCGACGTGTTCCTGTACATGCAAGATGGGCAGGACATGACATTTACCATCGCGCTTGCGGGTGGTCTGCCTAATCTGCTGTATCGCTCGCTGATCCTGGATGGATACATTCCGTTCAAGCCGGAAGGCGTGCGTATGGATACGTTCGTTGTGTCAGTGGATGGCGCCGCATTGTTTGGGTTCGACGCAATGACTGACCGCATTGCCGGATGGGATGTCGGGGCATGGGGCGTCACAGTATAACAGGAGGTGTAAGTGCCAACCAATGATTTCCTGCCGTTTGCCACCGACGTTGCGGCGAATCTGATATCGCAGTCAGCGTATGCGGCGCTGCCAGCACGTGGCGCTGGCTTCTCATCGGGACTTGCCAAATCAGCCGAAGCCAACAAAGTTTGGCGTCAGGCGAATACGATGTCAGCGATGTTGGGCAAGTACATCCAGGATTTTGGTCCGCTCGATGCGCTGGACAACGGCGATATTCAGACGCTGGAAAACAACTTCCACATGGCGTTGGTGATGGGAACGACGCGCAAATGGGTGCTTAGCCAAGATTTGACGCTCTACGTCAATCCGACGACCGGCAACGATGCGAACGACGGCAAGACAACCGCCACAGCGTTCCGTACCATTCAAACAGCTATCAACAGTCTATACTGGTTCTACGATCTTGGCGGCTACAACGTCGTCATCAAGTTGGCTGCTGGCACCTACAACTACAACGTGAACGGCAGCACTGCTGCTATCTTCTACGGTATGCCGGAAGGCGCGCGTCCGTTTGGTATCACCATTCGTGGCGAGCCGTTGGCTCAAGAAACTGTTGTCATCAATGCTACCAATTCAAACTGTATGCACTGTGCGTTTGGCGTCAGTATCAATATCGACGGTATCAGGTTTCAATCGTCAGGCAGCGTGTGGACGCCTGTGCTGGCACAAGGTGCCAGCCTCACAGTTCATCAGAACTCTTGGGCGAAGATCACCAACTGTACCTTCGCCACCTCTGGTCAGTTGCAGATATGGGTGCTGCGTGCATCGGTGGTCACGATCGAAGGCAACAACAACAAATTCTCGGGTGGTGGCGTTTGGTGCTGCATAGCGCAGGAAACTGGGCTGGTCTATTCTCAGAACACGGTGATTACCTACGTGGGCAATCCGACCTATACCTACAATATGGCAGCGCAGTATGTGGGCATGGTCTGGTTGGAGGGTGTCACGTTTGTGGGCACCGTGGTTGGCTTGAGATACATCGTGAGCGCAAATGGAAATATACAGACGATAGGCGCCGGTCCCAACTACATTCCAGGCACCATAGCGGGAAGTGCCAGCAGCGGCGGCAACTACTTCTGATCCGGGGAGAGGCAAATGTATGACGTGCTCGATTGGTACTGGATCGTTGGCGGAGATGGCTGGCACGCCGACGAAGAAGGCAAACTCACAGGCGACGAGTCACAAGTCTACTCGTCCGCACGCAATGAATACGTGCCGGCGGAAGATGAAACCTATCAGGAGTGGCGTGCCGCTGCGGTCGATCACAAGCCGACACGCATCGAGAGCGAGGACAGCTTGCAGGTCGTGCTGGAGCCACACGGTATCATCATCAATCGTGCCAATCCAACACCGGCACAGCAGGCAGCGATCTTGCTCAGGCAGCCGGTGAATGTGACATGCGCCGCAGCACCACAGATCGACGGCGCCTATCCGCTGGATCAAGGCACACAGCTACAGATCACAGGCATTGCATCGTCTATCAATGCGGGCTTGGGCGTGCCGGGTGGTATGGACACGTTCAACTGGCCAGATGCCAATGGACAGGCGCATCAGTGGACGGGCGATCAATTCGTCGCATTCGCACGCGGCGCTATGAACTACCTGTACCAACTCAATCAGGTGGCGGGCGGTCAC